CGCCAAGTAGCACATCTAGCTCAGTGGCACGGTCCCAACTGAGGATTGCTGTTGTCTCGCTGTTGGGGATAATGCTGATGCCTGTTGGCGTAGCAGGTGGCGCTGTTTTGCCAAATGTTGTTTTGGTCAGTAATGCGGGTTGTATCGACGAGCGCAGGTTCGCCCCAATGCTGTAAACCTTAATTTCATAAGTGCCTTCTATTGTGTCAAGAATTTCGTAATCAGTTCTCTTGACTGTTTGAATGGTCCAGTTGTCGCTGTCCCTGCGCCATTCGACGCGGTAGGAAGGTGCATTTGCTGCTAGCTGCCAGCTGACGATCAGCTTGGATTTAGCGATACCGCCAGCGTCATATAGTATTTCTTGCGCGTTTAAACCTGTTGGTGGCTCTGGAATAATGTTCAGGTCTGTAATATCGCGCTGTTCTAGCGCTGTGCCGCGCTCGATGTAATCGTATTTGCTGGCGTTGTACGCGATAGCGCTGATTGAATACTGCAGCCCATCTTGTTCGCTGACGGTAAGCACCCGCCATGTTGAGGTTTGGGGATTGCTTGTCTGGTAAATCCAAACACTATTGGCATTCGGCGCCACGCTGAGCGCAGTGGACAACGTGATCACATCACCCGCAATGGATGCAATGCTGCGAGTCTCGACCGTGCCATCGGGCATGATCACTGAGAGTTCAGCGCCAGCAGCAGTCAACCCAGTGGCATCGTCCACCGTGATTGCAGCCGTTGTAGCGCTTGCAATGCGACCACCACGCCGTGAGCCGGTGCGCACCGGATCCGCCACTTCAATAATCTGGCCAGGGCGTACAACCACGCCAGCATCAATCGAAGCGGTAAAGCTGATGATTTCACTTTCGTAGCGTTCCGAATAAATCAACCACTCGCCAATGCGGTATGCCTGCCCGCGACTGGTGCAAGCGAAAGCGCTGATTTCAGTCTTGACGACACCGTACTTTTGAATGCCTTCGGCATCCTCAACAACCTCATATGCAATATCTCTGGTCTCGAGATCCAGATAGCTGACAACGCAAACGGTAGCGCGTGTTTTGCGACTGCCGCCTTGATAGCTAAACCCTTCTTCAGTAACGTTTGCCAGCGTAAACAGATATGCGGTATCTGCTGGTTTGTCTTGGCTGATCGTCAGCGCCCCAGTACTCCAGTACGGCATCACCCGCATCACGGAGCACATATCGTTAATCAGTTTGTACGCATCTTCCGCTGTCTGAATGTTGACGTTGCAGGAAAAACGCGGCTCTATACCGCCAAATCCATCAGGAACCAACTCAGAACAATACTGACTGGCGCTGTAGAAAGCAAATTTGTCAAGCTGAGCAGCTTGGATGTGATCACCAAAGCCGTAACGAGTGCTTGTCAACAGGTCCCACAGGATCCATGCAGGATCGCTGCACCATTGAGCAGCACCAAACGTGCCGTTCCAAATCCCGCTGTAAATCAGCCTTCCGGTAGTGCTATCGACTGTGGCATTGCTTGGAATCTGAACCTTGATGCCACGGATTAAATAGGAGCGTTGCGGGATGGAACTGAACTGCTCAGCATCAACGCGTAGTGCCACCAGTGCGCTGTTGGGATACCGCAATTTTGCGTAAATAATCTCGGTGTAACTGGTCCAGTTGAATTTGCTGCTAATAGCAATGATTCCTGGAAGCTGTCGATTTTCATCTGCCAAAGTTAAGCGTGTGGCACGAATATCCGCCGTCGTAAAGCCAGGTGCAAGGTTAATCAGATAATCACGTTGATATAAGTCCGCTGTCCTGCCGTATATGGTGTCTGTGATTACAGTCTGAAACCCGCCACTATCGTACTGGACGGCAATAGCCAAGCTAACATCCACGCCCCATATGTCGCCCTTTTCGTCGTTTGCTTGAAGTTGCGGGATTGAAATGGTGACACGAACAGCATTAACGCTGGCGCCTGGTTGATTGACGATTTGATAAGTTACCGGGCTTCCGTATTGGACTTCAACTCCTACCGGCTTTTCATCTTCAATATCAGGAGCTACATAAAGCGGCGCTTGCGCTTGCGTGCCATTCCGCGTATTAACAGTAACGCCTTGAAAATTTAGCGAGCCATCTGCGTTTTGAAGCGGTGTGTTGTTAAGAAAAATGCTTTGCAAGCCATTCTTCAATCCTTCTATCTCGCCCTCACTAATCAAATCGACAACAGTGGCGTATTGCTTTGAATCAAGGCTGTCTGGTGTGATTGTTGGCGCATAGGCGGTTTGTTGAGAACCACCGCCGCCACCCTTGCCACCACCGCCGCCGCCAGCACCGTAGATCCGTGTCATCACGCGACCACCTGCACGGTGTCAATACCGGCGCTGATCACCACACTGCCGACGACAGTCTCGCCGTAAACAATCGGCACTGGTACGCCTTGCCTGCTGGTTTGCTGGATGCCGCTGAAGCTGTAACTCTTGCGTGGGTCGTTATTGTCTTGCGATGTTCCGGGAGCATTAATTTTGGGCGTTGGGGTCAGGAGTTGAGCTACACCGCCAAGGACAAGGCTGACACCAATACTGACACCAATCGTTCCAACTGTTCCGATGCCCGCCAACCCGCCAAGTGCAACGCCAGCAGACGCAATAGCGCCGATGCCAAAACTTAACGCGATCAACGCAACACCAGCAATAATCGCCGCCGTTCTACCACCCGCCCCAGCCAACACCGGCACAATCTTGATCTCCTGCTGCCCTGCAGGATCTTGAAGCTCTTCTGCAGTTAAGGCATATTTACCAACACTCACGCGGTAATGCTGATCCGCCATATGCTTTTCAAGCTGCGGGAAATTCACCAGCAAAAAGCGCACCGCTTCAGCCGCACTAGCAACATCCGCCTCGAACACACGCTGCCCGAGAAACTTGGCAAGGCGTCCGTACAGCTTGATCTTGCGCAGCATGACGACCCTCTAGCCTCCGCCCATTGTAAGGAAGCTGGGATGGCGCAGTCTACGCCCAGTGCATTTCTGAAGCCAGCCACCACCACCATATAGATCTCTGCTGCTCAGTCGCCCACGAAGATGATGTAGCACCATGCCATCACCGATGTAGACGCCGCAATGGTTCAGCCTAATGCCACTTATGTTCATCAGCAGAAAGTCACCTTTTTGCAGCTCCTCTTCTTCCTCTAGCTCGCGGAAACCAGCCTCTCGCCAACAGCCATCAAACATGGGCGCAGCCTCAAACTGCTCTGGCGTTAGCGGGCGTTCCCAATCTGGGAGGTTCAAACCATGCTCTTCATACCAGTCCCGCGCCAAAGTCCAGCAATCGCTGATGCCCCACGTCCATTGCCGCCCAATCAGCGGCGCTTTGTAGCCAGTGGGTTTGCACTCACCCCATTGCTCAGTTTTAGGGTTGACGATGTACCACGGCAGCCCACTGGCTTCGCAGCCCATCAAATCAGGCTGGCTGGGAATCGGTGGTGATATTGGGTGGCTGTGAAAAACAGCCAATACTTCACCGGCGTCCTCGGCAGCAGCAAAATCAGCGGGATCAAGAATGAATTGATCCGAGCCAGTGCTGAGATTGCGGCATGGCCAATAGCGTTCACGACCCTTGACCACCACCAGCAGTCCACACGCTTCACGCGGATCTTCCGCTTTGGCGTGATCAAGAGCAGCATTGCGCCAAGTCATCCAAAATAGGCTCCAATGCCAGGGAAACTGCCAAATGGCAACTCAGCCGTTGCGCCAAAGTGTGCCTTGCAATCGGTCAGCGTCTTTAAGCAAGTAGGCAAACCACCGCTGTAACCACACTCCGTAGACTTGTAGACCCATTGGCAGATGTTGGCGATGCACTTGCGTTTTGGTGCGCTGATGCCCGCAAGGTCAAACGCTGCAGCCAGCTCAAATTCCACTACATCGCGGTTTTCTACCGTCTTGCGATCGACGTAGTAAATCTCGCGCGGAAACTCGGCTGTAGGGTCTGGCGTTCCAAAGGGGTTGGTAGCTTCAGCAGATATTAAGCCGCCGCCTTGTGTAATCAGTTCTGACCCATCTTGCGCAAGAAGCGCAACAGTGCTAGGAAAGTTTGTTGAGTCGATGTATCGCGCTAACGTACGGATGCGTGTAACCTTCGCGCCTTCCAACCCGTCGGGCAGGGTCAAGATAAGCGCCGTGATCGTGCTCAGAATGTTGCTGACGCGAATTTTGGGACGTGGTAGCTGCCCGTTGCCGCTGTAATCAAATCCATCAGCTTCAATCGGAAAAGCTAAATACTCCTCACCAGCCCAGTAAACATTGGCGTTATTGTTCAGGTTGGTGCCAGCATAAAAGCGAATCACCTCGTTGGTACCATGCTGCGCAGTATTCAGCTCAAGCCGAAATAGCTCGATAATTGCACCGGGTGCAATCTCCTGCAGCGCAGAGACTGGCACACTCATGGCTCAAATACCTGACGGAATGTGGCGCTAATCCTTACCAATCCTGGCGCTGTCAGCTGCCGATTCCATTGAGGGCACACCCATTTATAGGTGCTGGCATCATCCGGTGGACTCCAGTCGAACGATGCGCTATCTGCCGCTCTGGCGTCAAAGAAGGCCTCAAAAGCGTCTGCGTGAGCAGTAGTGAGGTTGACCCATGTCAGGCTCCACTCCTTCGGGTTTTGGTTCAGGCCAAAAGTGGTGCGCTGCTCATAGCCGTCACCAAACTGCGTCCGCCGTGTCTTTGGCGCAGATCGCTTTTCCGCGCCGAAGTCCGGGCAGACTGGGTAGCCAATAGTGGCATCGTCGAAGGTAGCCATCAGGTTGCTAGCAGCCCACCAGGCCGTTTCTGCTTGATCAATTCTGCCTGCACTGCAGCGCCGATCACTCGCCCGAGTTGATTGGCCTGTTGGCTGTCGCCTTGTGCGCTGGTGCCGCTGGCGTCCACGTTGACCGTGACGTTGGTGCCGCCGGTGTTGGGGATGACGGTGCCAGAACGGCCGGGCACGAACAACTCTGGGCCACGCTCACCGACTAAGTAGCGGGTGCCCATTTGCACCGGGCCGCCGTTGGCACGAGCGCCACCAACAGCCAAAGCACCGACACCAGTCAGGTTGCTCGCCGCCGTCTTTAAGGGATCAGATGGTGAAAGAAAAGATTTGATCGCGCTAATTGCCTGCTCAATTACAAAGATCCGAATCAATTGATTGGCAATATCCTGCAAAGCACCGGAAGCAATTTGCCGCAGGCTTTCGCCCCAATTCTCGGCACCAGTAATCAATCCATTAAAAGCTGATGCCATTCCCTGTCCAAGAGTATTGGCGATGCCATCAGCCAATCGCAATTGTGTTTCATATGAAGTCTTGATTTCATCTTGTTTTTCAGCGTAAATACTCAACCCTTGCAGTTGTTGCTGTTGCGCCTCAAAAGCCAATTGATTTAGATCGCGCTCAATCTCGCGCTGGTTAGCAATCAACGCAACCTGCCCTTGATAAATGATGGCCTTTTGTGCCTGCAGGTCATTCTCCTTGGCAAGCTCCTGCGCATATTGATACTGAATTTCCATTTCGCGTTGTTGACCCTGAAGCCGGGCCGCCAACATCTTGTCACCTGCCTGCTCAGCTGCTGCAATGCGATCTTGCATTTCAGACTTCAAACGCATCATTTCAGCTTCTGCCATACGGCTGCGAATAACATCAGCAACACGCTCACGTTCTTTAGCTGCCGCTTTTTCTGCTTTTTCGCGCTCCTTCGCTGCTTTGTCAGCAGCTTTTTTGGCGTCCTTAGTTGCGCCTGCAATATCAATATCTCCACCTCCACCAGCGACTACTGGAAGGCCTGCCGTTATTTGTGCGCCAACAGCAACGTCTTGCTTCAATCGTGCAAGTTCGGCACGCAAACTGGCCAAGCCAGTCCCTGCAGCACTACGCCTGCCACCTCGACCGCCACCACCAGCTGCGCCAGCCTGTTGTTGCTGCTGACGCTCAGCCAAGCTAATCGCCTGCTGTAATTCAATAATCCGGTTGCGAGCTCTAGCCATATCAGCTGCGCCACCACCACGAGCAGCTGTGCCTACCGATTGAGTGAGCTTCTGGCTTTCAGTGCGATAGCTGCCTAATGCCACTGCTGCTGCCGTGATGCCGGCAGCAAGTGCAATCCACGGCCCAGCCGCTAGCAATGATGCCCATGCCGCACTGGTCGTAATTGCAATAATTCCAGACATTGCAAACTTCAGCGCGACAAACGCACCTGTCAAGCCAACCACTGCACCAGCGAACACCTTCACTGGACCAGGCAGGTTGTTGATCGCAGGCAGCAGATCATTCCCGAGCACATCAGCGCCCTTGGTGATCGTGGCGACGAATGGCGTAAGCGCCTCCTCGATCATCGGCCCCATGGCCTTCTGCACGTCGTAGATCTTTTCGCCCATCGTGTCCATTGCACCAGCAAAGCCACTAGCAGCTGCCACTGATGCGCCGCCGTATTGCTTTTCTAGCTCTTTGAAAATCAGCTCTTGCGCCTTGGCAATTTGGCCGGTTTTTTCAAGCTCCTTGATCACATCCTTTTGCGCATCCGTAAATTGAATGCCAGAACGAGCCAATGCAGCCACACCCTGCGATGGTGCATTTAGCGCCTTGGCAAGTTGCATCAATGCAGCCTGAACATCAGTGCCGCTAACTTGTGCCACGTCAGATGCAGCACGCGCTACGCGTTCGTATTGCTGAACGCCAATGTTCCCAAACGATGTCAGTAGAGCGAAGCCCTTGTTGAAGTCTTCCTCGTTGAACAGCGTCTGCTCGCCGAGATCTGAGGCCAGCTGTTTTAGCGGCTCCAAATAACCTGGCGCATTGTTGCCAAGGTTTTGCAGGCCCCGCTCAAGAGTCAAAATATCGGCTTGGTAAGCGCTAAAGGTATCCATCACGCCTTTAAGTGCGCCCCCAGCTGCCAGCGCGGTGAGTGCCCCGCTTAGCGCTCCAAAACCTCCTACCAAGCCACCTAGGCCGCTTGTAAGCGCTGTTGCACGCTTCTCAACCCCACCAAGCGCACGGCCTAGCTGATCGACGTTGCGAACGCCATCAACCTTGGCTCTGATTCGCAGGATGGCATCCATGTTCATTGCCATCAGCTCGCCGCCTTGCTAAACAGTCCCAAAGCGTGAACCTCCATGATCTGCAGGTTTTCCAAGGTCTCACGCCTGCTGGTCACATCGTAGAGATCCATAAGTTGGAACACCACGCCATAATCCAACCCAACTCTACCCATGGCGCCTACACGCCACTGTGTAGAACACAGCATGAACAGCATCACCGCATCTTCATGCTCAGGCCAAACCACCACATCTGCCGGCCGCCTGGCGTGCTCTGGTAGATGCGACTCATCCAAG